ATGCTGGGTGATTGTTTCCCTCCTGATTTTAAGGCTAATTTTAGTCGTGAAAGAGGTATATCACCCGGTGATGTATTGTATCTTCATTGTGATTTTACGACCCCACCTAAAGTAAAATATATGGTGGTTGTTTGCTGTGAACCTCTTTTAGTTCTTCTAATAAATTCAGATATAAATGAATTTATTAAGAGAAACAATGATCTTATGGCTTGTCAGGTCGAAATTAATAGAGAGGACCATGATTTTCTTAAATGGGACTCATTTGTTAATTGCATTGAGGCTCATGCTGCTTTCGATCTTGAAATTATTAAAGAGAAAATAGCCATCCAATATGGTGACGTGCTAAAAGGTCGCATTACAGATCATTGTATGAGACAAGTTCGATGTGCAGTTGAGATATCTAAAACTATGGTTAAACGGCATAAAAAACTGATACTCGCTGCTCTTCAACATTATGAATAAACCCATCTTTGGATGGGTTTATTCATATTCTATTTAAATGAGCCTTTGTTTATGGGTTCTGACCCTTTCCCACTCAGCACGCCCTTCTTCTCGCCTTTTGTCTATGTATTCCGCAAGATCCTGAATATTGATGCAACGTTTTGCTTTTTGTGATGTGCCGATGCGATATGTTGGAACGGGCAACTTACAAGCGTTTGCTTTTGCTTCTGCCGTGGCTGGACTCATGCCAAAGTACTTTTGGCTAACTGCTGAGAGTTCAATGTTAGGGGTATTGAATTCAGCCATCAGTAAAAACAAGGTGTTCATAATTTTCTCCATCAAAACCGGCTGCACCCGGGAAAATCATAATTCTGTGCTGGTGGCAGGAATTAATTTCTGCCAGATAGCGGAAACATATTTTGCCTGATGACGGGCATCGGCCAGGGCGTTGTGCCGTTCGCCATCGAAGGGCATGTCCATTTTGGGGTCGAATCCGATGGAACGCCCAAGCGTAACGATCGTGCGTACATCGTGGTCATTCCAGTATGCCCACGGGCAGATTTGTCCTGCTCGCTCATAAGCTCCATGTAAAATTACGTTGTCGAAGGTGGCCCCGTTACCCCAGACTTTTAAATATTTTGTATTGTCTGCATGCTGATTAATGAAATGGCTCAGTTCAGAGAGTGCATCGCTGATCGACAAAGTATCATCAATACAGATTGCAGCTCGTGCTTCAGGGCTCTGTTTCAACCACCACAGGATGGTATCGCCGTCAGGTGTGGCCCCTTGCTCCATAGCACTTTCCAGGCTGACAACCGTATAGAATTCTTGTCCGATGTCTCCGGTTTCTGGGGTGAAGAACACCGCGCCAATGGAAACGATTGGTGCATCCTTATTTTTCCCCATCGTCTCAAGGTCGATCATTAAGTTGTTCATTACTTCACCTCCTGCGTTTCTTTGCTGCTGTGAATTCGCCAGTTACCGACGCCTTCCCATTCAAACTGGCGGTTACTAATTCGCGTCCAGCCCCTGCCGAAAAGCAAATCCAGATACCAGTATTTTAAAGTTCTGATAATTGCTCTTACAGTTGGTTTGCATCCAGAAGTCTTTGATGCGCAAATAAAGCACCGAGTTATGCTCATAGCCTCTACAAAAGGCCAGATAAACCAAACCCAGATGCAAAGAGCCACGAACAACATGAGCGCAATGTTAGCCACTAAGCCAGACCAGTACAGATAATTGCTCACTGGTTGCCTCCTTTACGGATCTGCGCTGCGATGCGCGAAAAAAAAGACTCCCGCGTATGACTGTTAAGAGCTGGCGCGAACGCCGCGTTAAGAACGGCAGCATCACAGCCGTCATCGATATAGAGCGCAATTTTTTTCTCCAGGCGCGCTTTGGCTTCCTGCAACTGCATACCCCGGCACGCACGCGGGATATACTCAGCAATTTGAGCGATAGATTTTTCGTTCTGTTTAAACATGCTTCACCTCGATAGGCTTGATGGTGTCGATCAGTAGTCGGCGGCGCGTATTTTCTGCAAAGTGGCGGCGTCCGGTTTCTTTGTGGTAAAACTCGTTTTTGCCGACGACCCACATCCGCTCTGTCTGGTGAAGTTTTTTTACCTGCGGGCCGTCTTTGGTGATCACAATGCCGGTATGGGTTTTTACGATTGTCATGCCACCACCTCTTCGAATTTCAATTCCAATTGATCACCCCAGATTTCACATGACTCTGAACACGAGCCGGTATCGAATCGCCTGGCTTGCACCATCGCCTGATACAAATTTCTGTAGTCGCTGTCGGCATACATTCTGGCAATCCCGTCAAGGCTCAGATGACCACGGTACATAACGTCTTTATTTGTCTTTCGGTGACCATCCCGGACGTGTTTACCTGTAACCAGCTCATTAAAAACTCGCATCAGACCAGGTTCGTCTTTACATGCAAGCCCCAGCTTTTGCGTGGACTTTTTGATGCAGAAAACACAGTTCCCGAGGTGCTCCGGGATTTGCAAATCAAAAGGTTGTTTATGCCACCACCGGATAACATCCGACTTATCAAAATCAGATAGCTCGGCAAGATACCGGACGCCTGATTTCGGTTTCAGCCTACGAGGTTCGTCTGCACGAATACCCAGCCATGTGATGTAATTCCCTCGTCCGAAATGGTCATCGCAGTATTTTGTGAAGGGGGTGAGTTTTAATCTGTCAGTGCAGAACTCGCCGCCGATGTATGGCGTGCCATATTTTTTTACCATGTCCATAAACGGTTTAAGCACCGGCATTCGTGTCTGAATATCCTTTGGTTCCCATTCCGTATAACCATTTGGCTGCCCAAGCTCTGGATTTATATCGACCTGCAACACAGTTAGCGGTATGCCCCAGAACTTCACAACCTCCCGAATAAAGCGGTATGTCAGCGGATGTTCGCAACCGGTATCCATAAAGATGTAGCAGACGTTATTGCCAGCCTTTCTTTGTTCTTCCATCAGGTGAACAAGATATGCAGATGTTCTCCCGCCAGAAAAACTAACTACATGAGTTATGCACATTTGCGTAATTCCGATAACTCGTTGAAGCGTTCCATAAACATCCCGTAGGCATGGCCCGGTGCCAGTGGAATCACGTTGAACATCTCTGTTGCCGGGATGCCTTCCAGTACAGGCCAGAAAGAGCCATCATCAAGCCCGAGATCACGGCGTTCGGTTGCCAGCATGATTAGATCGGCATATTTCACGGGCGTACTCATAACCGGGGGTAACCCGTATTTCTTACGGATTACGGCGTCTATTTTTTCTTCCATCCGTTTATAGTCAGGAAGAGGTCGTTTCAGTGGCGCGGGGATGTCCTGGCAATATGCTTCTGTTGCATCATGCATTAACGCTTCGAAAGCAAACTCCTGCGGTACCAGCTGGCTGCAAAGCACCGCATGTTGGGCGACGCTGTAGAAGTGTGAAAGATGCCCTGCAAAGCGACAGATATTTGAGAGGGAAACTGCGATATCGTTAATCACGATGTCGTCTTTATTTATCTTGTCATAATAAAAATGCTTCCCGGAAAAAGTTTTAATAAATGACATTTTGTTCTCCACGTATATGCGCTGCACCGCGCTGAATTCTGGTAAAAGGAAGCTCTCACCATCCGGTGATTATTGAGTTAATTACGTTTCCATAAATGCCCCCGCAGGGGCATTTGCAGTAATGAAATCAGGCGGTGAAAGTACCAATAAAGGTTTCGACTTTGCTGTCTTTGAATTTCTCAACAAGCAGATCACGAAATTCGTTAGCCATTTCTTCCTGCACCGCTTCCAGCTGAATAATGCGCAGAACCAGTACAGGACGATCGCCAGTGATAATGCTGAGGCGTAATTTAAACGGACGTTCTTTCAGGCCTTCAAACGGAACGCATTTAAATTCAAATGCCACTGGCATAATGTCTTTGGTCTTCGCTTCGACTGACTCCATCAGGGAGCGTTTGCCGCTGAAGTCATTATCTTCAAAATCAGCTGTCTGGTTCGCTTCAATTGTGATTTTACGGATCGCCGCAGCCGCTTTGGTTGCCTGAATGGCGTCACCATTAGCATCAAAGCCCACAAGGTAGTCGGCCCAGTCTTCAATCCATTCTGCCAGTGACTTCTGGGAGTTACGCTCGCCGTTAACAGACAACAGGGCAGAGAACGGTGCTGTCTTTTTCAGTTTGAGAGTGGCGGTGTTATCTGCGTGACCTGGTTCATCGATAGTACCCAGGTTAAGTACACTGACGGCACGCATATTATCGGCGTCGATAAAGCAGCGGGTGCCTTCATCTGCAAGATCTTTAGAATAACGGGTAAAATCATCGATGCTGGCAGTGGAAAGTGCACCACGGAAACGGAAGCGATTTAAATTAAATTTTTCCAGATCATGAATGCGGAAATTCTCAGGCAATGCCACAGCATCGGCACCAATCTTACTGATAATTTCATTAACACCCTGAGCAGAAATAAGGGCATGAATTTGATTAATTGCGGTTGCGTCTAAGTTCTGAGACATAATAAGTCCTCACTATATAAAGATATTCAATGATGAGATAAATAATCAGTTAATTAAGAACGATATTAATGACCTGCTGCGCGGAGTTTTCCGTCAGGCTCACCGGCAAGAGTCAGTAATTGTCCCTGGTCTTCCTGCAGAATAGTCAGGCGACCACCGCGATTGACATACATCGGCGTTTCGGTGGTGTCTTCTTCGGAAATTTTCCCGCGGTTAGTCGGGCGAACATATGAGAGTTTGTGTTTTATTTTCACACGGTTCTCATCAAACGGTTCGATTTCCAGGTTGAGCGAGACCTTACCTTTGGTTTTCGTGTTCATCACACCGGAAGCGACTTCACTGAGAACTGCGCCGATTTTGGTTTCAAATACGCCGCCGTCCAGCTCCCCGATAAATGCCTGCACATCAGTACTGCGTTCGCTAGCCATTTTGCTGCTCCTCATCATATCGACCCTGCAAGGTCGGTTGGTTTCTCCACAAAACAGAGAAGAACACCTGCGGTGGCAGACGCCCGGATGGATTGGGTTATGAGCCCGTCGTCCGGTGATGCTCTTCTCTGTTTTGTAAAAAGAGCGGTACCAGCCGGAAGCAAGTGTACAAACTGGTACCGCCAAAGCAGTGGCTGTTGTGGTGACCGGTGCTGATCTCCGGCTTGCGGTTATTTCAGACTCTCACGGGCGTTTAATTGCCCCGCCGAACAGCTCTTTTCCGCAATAGCTGCAATGTCTTTCGCGCATCAGCCTGCGCATTCACCACAACGCTAAGGATTCTCTCTGGTTGAAAATACTTAGCTGTTATGTGCCTGTCTTTTCACCACTTCAGGCTCGGTGGTATCTTGGTGTTTTCATATAGCCAAGAAGGAAATAGTTATGACCAAAGAAGAAAAAATTCTTTATTTATTCCAACTATCGGTTAAGACTCACACTGCATATCAGACTGCTGCCATGACATCAGATAAAAATTACAGTACGTCAGAAAACCCGATAGACGACATAAGCAAGCTTTACGATAAGTTCGAAGCACTACTCGATAAAAAGTTTGCTGAGGCTGGGCTTGAGTGATTGTTGAATAATCGACAAAACCCAACTTAAATTTTCGTCAGTGGGCTCGATGCCATGTGCGGTGAGCTCACTTTTCAAAACTCCAAGCAATTCAGAGCTGATTTTCAATATATCTGCTTGATTTCTAACTATTCCCACTTTTTCCTCCCTTGGTCTACGCGCGGTCATGTTTTACGCCCAAACGACTTCACAGTTATTGTTTAAAATCTGGACTTTCATTTTGTTCTTTAACCTCCAGATATGGGCGTTTAATGGCCCCGCCGAACAGCTCTTTTCCGCAATAGCTGCAATGTCTTTCGCGCATCAGCCTGCGCATTCACCACAACTCTAAAAACAAATGTAGGATATCCAACATGTGAGTGTCAAGAGTTTATGTTGGTTATCCTACATAAAAAGATAGGCTCATAAAAAAACCGGGGATACCCCGGTTTTGCGATAGTGAGGAAGATGTGTCAAAAATCCATTATTACTTGTTTGACAAGACCAACTATTCTGCAGTTCTCACCGCATTCAATAGTTTTATAGTTAGGATTTAGTGGGACGAGATACCTGTTCGGCCAGTCCTCAACAAATTTTTTGAGTGTCGCTTCTTGCCCACCATTGATATGGGCAACAACGATTTTTCCGTTAATACACTCTGTATCAATAATATCTGGCTCTACGATAACGATAGAACCTTCTGGTATCGATGGTGAGCCGAGGGGATTGGTCATTGAATCACCACGGACCCGTAGTGCAAATGCCATTTCTGATACAAGGGCGGTAGTATAAACCCACTCTTCAGCATCTTCTTTCCTGACACCAGGCTCCGTCATTGTCCATGAACCCGCCTGAACCCACGAGATGAGGGGGACTTTTTTAACTGCGAATATTTCAGGTTTTAGATTTATCTTTGGTTCAGGCGAGCCTTTTCCGCTAACAAGCCACAGAGGATCGCATTTAAGTGCGTTGGCTAGGGCTTGAAGGTTGGCTCCATTTGGTTGGTAGTCGTCCTTTTCCCATCCAGTAACCGTGACACGGTTCACACCAGTCAAATCAGCCAGTGCTTGTTGTGTCAGGTTCAGTTCTTTTCGCCTTTGGCGAATACGATCACTCATGTTCATCATGTAGGCAATCCTACCACATGCCCATGTAGGATTCTTGACATTGGTATGTTGGATATCCTACATTTCTGCTTAACGTAATTTAACGGGAGACAGAAATGCGGAAATCCGACGTGATTAATTATTTCGGCGGAGTTTGTAAAACCGCCGAAGCCCTAGGTATTAAGCATCCGTCTGTTTCAGAGTGGCCTGAGATTATTCCTGAAGGCCGAGCGTACCAGTTAGAAAAAATTACTAACGGGAAACTGAAAGTTGACGTGTCTTTATATCAAAAGACTAACAGTGCTGCGGCATAAAAACACCACAGAAATGAGGAATTAACCGTGGGTAAAGAACCTGAATGGAAAGTTGATAAACAACCAGCATGGCTGGTGGCAGCAATACGAAGAACGATTGCTGATTTACCTCATGGCTATGAGGAAGCAGCAGAAATTCTTGGTTTGTATAAATCTGATGATATCACCCCAGCAAAAGATCAATTGCATAACAGACTGCGTAGCGGTGGGGATCAAATTTTTCCACTTGAGTGGGCCATGGTTTTACAGGATGCCAGTGGTACCAGGCATGTAACAGATGCAATAGCCCGTCGTAGTAATGGGGTGTTTGTGCCGCTGGTGGTCATTGATGACATTGACAATGGTGACATTAATCAGCGGCTGATGGAGTCAATAGAATGGATTGGCAAGCATTCCCAGTACTTACGCAAGGCAACTGCTGATGGAGTTATTGACCAAGCTGAGCGTGAGCAAATCGAAGAGAACAGCTACCAAGTAATGGCGAAGTGGCAGGAGCATTTAACACTGTTATTTCGTGTTTTTTGTGCGCCGGAAAAGAGTAACGCCCGCGAGTGTGCAGCTCCGGGCGTCGTGGCGTCGATTGCTTCTGGTTGTGGAGAAACTAACGCATGAACAGTTTAACGGCAAATAACCGTTTGTCGCAACAGCTGGTGGTCAGTGTCGCTGCACACCTGTTGTTACGGCATGAATGCAGATTACCAAATCACCTGGCTGTAAGTAACCACAGAGAACTTTACCTGACTGTGGGGGGCGAGTTGTGCAGGAACTTAACCGCTGGTTTCGTGACGGAAGAGGACTTTATGTTCATGTTATTCGTTGGGAGCCAGAAACACAGCGCGTTATCTATCTTCGCAAAGACTACCCGCATGAGTGCTTTAGTCCTTTGTGGAAATTCAGGCGTGATTTTGTTGAGTGTGAAGGACCACCAGCACATTGATTCTGCCATTCCGGGACGTTACACTGTTCAGGCACCTTATAAAACGGGTGCCGGGCGTGGAAACCCGGAATTCACCAAAGCGCACAACCGCGCTCTTGCGGTTTTTTTGTGTCATGAGCAGCATTACGCCCAAATTATGGTGGGGCGTGCAGGGCCAACTTCGGTTGGGCCGGGTTCTTTGGTGACCGGTATTTCCACCCCTGTATGTCTCACCACCAATAAGGTCGTGGAAAGCCTTGGTGGTGAGTTATTAAAAATCACCAAAGAGGCTGCCATCATGGCTACGATCCCAACCCTCACTCAACCTGAAATTGCCATCGTTGATGGTCAGGCTGTTACTTCATCCCTGGCTGTTGCCAACTTCTTCTCCAAACGTCATGACGATGTACTGAAAAAGATCCGCACGCTTGAATGCTCAGCATCATTCACTGCCCGCAATTTTTCGGTGAGTGATTACACTGATTGCACAGGTCGCAAACTTCCTTGCTACCAAATCACACGCGACGGTTTTGCGTTTCTTGCTATGGGTTTCACGGGTAAACGTGCTGCCCAGTTCAAAGAGGCATATATCAATGCCTTTAACCAGATGGAGAAACAGCTTTCAAAGCCCGCTGTACCGAGCGACGTTGCACATAACGCCAGCGTTCTCTGTTCCTACATTTCATCAATTCATCAGGTCTGGTTGCAGCAGCTTTATCCCATGCTGGAAAAAGCTGAATCACCGCTGGCTGTAAGTCTGTATGACCGAATTAACGATGCGGCATTTCTTGCCCGTCTTATTCATTCGTCGCTGAACTCTTCAGAGGTAAGGGGGCGCAAATGATCCGGAATATTTTCAAACGATTTACCAATCAGACTTTCCGTTGTCCTCGCCCCGGTCAGTGGTACACCACGCCTGCAGGGCATGTTCTACGTGTTAGCCTGGTTGACCGTGAATGTCAGAAGGTGGTTTGTGAACCGCTGGGCCGTAATTACCGCGTCAGTATGCCGCTTATAGCCTTTTGCTCCGGAAAAAACATGAAGCATCTCGGAGGTGCAGCATGAGTATGGAGCTGATGGTTAAAGCGATGAAAATTCGAGTGGGTAATCCATTGCGAAAACTGGTTCTGATCAAGCTGGCTGATAATGCCAGCGATCAGGGTGAGTGCTGGCCCAGCTATCAGCATATTGCTGACCAGTGCGAGATTAGCAAACGTTCTGTGATGAATCATATTGCGGCCCTTTGTGAGTCCGGGCTGGTAAAAAAAGTCACCCGGAAAGGTGAAAAAGGTAACTCAAGTAATATCTATCTCCTTCATCTGGATGGTGCAGGAGATTCACTAGGGGGTAGTGCAAATAATTCACTATCTGGTGCAGCAAATTCACCAGGTAGTGCAGGAGTTGCACCAGGGGGTAGTGCAGGAGATTCACCCAGAACCAGTCACTCTTTTGAACCAGTCAAAGAACCAGTCAATGAACCAATAGCTGTTGGTGCATCAGTTGATGAGTCCGTGCGAGTTCGTTCAAACCGACCGGAATACTCTCCGGAGTTTGAGCAGGCATGGCTGGTATATCCCAAACGTGCTGGTGGCAATTCAAAATCTGCAGCCTTCAAAGCCTGGAAAGCCCGTTTGAATGAGGGAGTAAACCCCGAAACCATGCTGGAAGGTGTGAAACGCTACGCGGGATGGGTATCTGCGATGGGTAACAGCGGCACACAATTTGTGAAACAGGCTGTCACGTTCTTTGGTCCGGATCGTCATTTCGAAGAATTCTGGGAAGTTCCTGCGGTATCTGCAGCCAGACGCGAGGACCCGTACTTCAAAGCCAGTTACGACAACGTGGACTACAGCCAGATCCCGGCAGGATTCAGGGGGTGATCATGAGTCTTTTGAATGAAGTTCAGAAATTCATTGAAGCCCATCCGGGGTGTACTTCCGGAGACATTGCGGATGCTTTTGCAGGTTACTCACGGCAGCGCGTTCTGCAGTCAGCAAGCAAGTTACGTCAGAGTGGGCGTGTGGCTCACCGTTGTGAAGGAGATACACGCAGACATTTCTCGCGCCTGACTGAGAGAGCGCAGGAGCCGGAACCACAACCAGTTCGTGAAACCAGACCTGTGCGCAAGTTCTATGTCGGCACTAACGACCCCCGGGTGATTTTGTGCCTGACCCGCCAGGCTGAAGAACTGGAGTCGAGGGGCTTATACCGTCGTGCTGCAACGGTGTGGATGGCGGCATTCCGTGAAAGCCACTCCCAGCCAGAACGAAACAATTTTCTGGCGCGTCGTGAACGGTGTTTACGGAAAAGCAGTAAGCGGGCTGCATCAGGTGAAGAGTGGTATCTCTCAGGGAATTACGTGGGGGCTTAATGAGTAATAAATATTGCCAGGCGCTGGCGGAACTGCGGAACAAACCAGCCCATGAACTGAAGGAAGTGGGCGATCAGTGGCGCACGCCGGACAACATTTTCTGGGGAATTAACACCCTGTTTGGCCCGTTTGTTCTGGATCTGTTCACTGACGGTGATAACGCCAAATGTGCTGCGTATTACACGGCGGAAGACAACGCGCTGGCGCATGACTGGTCAGAACGCCTTGCGGAGCTTAAAGGTGCTGCCTTTGGTAATCCCCCATACAGCCGCGCCAGTCAGCATGAGGGGCAATACATCACCGGCATGCGTTACATCATGAAGCATGCCAGTGCCATGCGTGATAAAGGCGGGCGCTATGTTTTCCTGATCAAAGCTGCCACCAGCGAAGTGTGGTGGCCGGAAGATGCAGATCATATTGCTTTTATTCGCGGGCGTATTGGTTTTGAACTGCCTGCCTGGTTTATCCCGAAGGATGAGAAGCAGGTGCCGACAGGCGCTTTCTTCGCTGGTGCTATTGCTGTTTTCGACAAGACCTGGAAGGGACCGGCAATCAGCTACATCGGGCGCGATGAACTTGAGGCATGTGGTGAGGCCTTTCTGGCGCAGGTTCGCCAGCAGGCAGAAAAACTGGTCAGGGAGATGGCGGCATGACGACGTTAACTCAATGCCAGCAGCAGGTGCTGGATATGCTGATTTCTTACCAGAAAGAACGTGGCTTCCCGCCAACCAATCAGGAGGTGGCAACCATGCTGGGATATCGTTCAGTGAATGCAGCAGTGGAGCATCTTCGCGCACTGGAGAAAAAAGGCGTCATCACGATAAAGCGTGGCGTGGCCCGGGGGATAACGCTTCATACCGCGGTGAAGGACGACGACAGCGAGGCGGTCGGGATTATCCGCGCACTGCTTGCCGGTGAGGAAAACGCAAGGCTGCGTGCAACCCACTGGTTACATGAGAGGGGCCTGAAAGTATGAAGCTAATACTGCCTTTTCCGCCCAGCGTGAACACGTACTGGCGACACCCCAACAAAGGGGCGTTTGCAGGTAAGAGCCTGATAAGCGCGGCGGGGCGAAAATTCCAGAGCGCGGCGTGTGCAGCAATAGTTGAGCAGTTACGTCGTCTGCCAAAACCAACGTCGGCACCTGCTTCAGTGGAGATCGTGTTGTTTCCTCCGGATAACCGGATCCGCGATCTGGACAACTATAACAAGGCGCTGTTTGACGCCCTGACCCACGCGGGTGTGTGGGAGAACGACAGTCAGGTGAAAAGAATGCTGGTGGAGTGGGGACCGGTTATCCCGGAAGGGAAGGTCGAGATCACTATCAGTAAGTACGAGAAAACGGCGGGTGCAGCCGCCTGATTAAGAGGAGAAACGAAGTATGAATAATCTGATGGTCATTGATGGTATTGAAGTTCGTCGTGATGCTTATGGGCGTTACAGCCTGAACGATCTGCATCGCGCAGCAGTAGCATCTGGTGCAAATGCCAGAACCAAGGAGCCGGGAAAGTTTCTTTCCAGCCAACAAACTGTTGAGCTTGTTCATGAATTGACCAACACCCAGAATTTGGGTGTTGACCCGGTGAGTGTGATTCATGGGGGAAATGAACGGGGAACGTATGTCTGCAAGGAACTGGTGTATGCCTATGCAATGTGGATCAGCCCGTCATTCCATCTGAAGGTGATCCGTACTTTCGATATGGTAACCAGCGCACCGGAAAAATTATCCGGACAGGCTGCTGACAAGATGCAGGCTGGTGTGATTCTGCTGGACTTTATGCGTCGGGAGTTAAACCTGTCTAACTCATCTGTGCTTGGTGCCTGTCAGAAACTCCAGGAGGCTGTTGGCTTACCGAATCTGGCACCGCGCTATGCCATTGATGCTCCTGCTGATGCACACGATGGCTCAAGTCGCCCGACACTGTCACTGAGTGCACTGCTGAAACAGTATGGTATCCGCCTGACAGCTAATCAGGCATATCACCAGATGGTGAAGCTGGGGATCGTCGAGCAGCGCGAACGATACAGCCGTACCGCGATTAACAACATCAAAAAATTCTGGTCGCTGACAGCGAAAGGTTGCATGTTCGGCAAGAACATCACCAGTCCCGCAAATCCGCGCGAGACGCAGCCGCATTTCTTCGAATCCCGATTCCCTGAGCTGTTAAAGCTGCTCGATACCGTTCATTGAGGTGACCGTGAGAGCACTACTGACCCCTGAAATTGCCCCGCGTATGGGGATCGTATTGTTCAGGCCAGGTTCAGAGCTGATGCCCCTGTTTATGCAGGGGCGTGTCCTGCTGGAGCCTGAGCCGGAGCGTTATTCATCTTTCGCCAGTGGTGCCGTTCCGGCGGCATCACAACCGCTGGCGGATGATCCTGCCGTTCGGGCCGTGTTCCGCAATGAGGCAGTGATCCGTCGTGCTGGTGGCGTGGAATGTCTTGAAAGCTGGTTACTTCGTGAAAAAGGCTGCCAGTGGCCTCATTCCGACTGGCACAGCGAGAACATGACAACAATGCGACACGCTCCGGGCGCAATCCGTCTGTGCTGGCACTGCGATAACCAGCTGCGCGATCAGTTCACGGAACGGCTGGAATCAATGGCAACGGATAACTGTGCCCGCTGGGTGTTGTCTGTTGTGCGTCGGGATCTCGGTTTTGATGACAGTCACGTTGTGACAATGCCGGAACTGTGCTGGTGGCTGATTCGTAATGACCTGGCGGATGCCTTACCGGAAAGTGCAGCCCGTAAGGCACTGAGATTACCGAAGCCTGTTGTGCCGTCTGTCACCCGGGAAAGTGACCTTGTGCCTTCGGTTCCTGCCACCAGCATCATCCAGGATAAAGCGAAAAAGGTGCTGGCGCTGAAAGTGGATCCGGAGTCGCCGGAGTCTTTTATGTTACGCCCAAAACGTCGCCGCTGGGTTAATGAAAAGTACACACGCTGGGTTAAGACACAGCCGTGTGCATGTTGTGGAAAGCCTGCTGATGATCCCCACCACCTGATAGGCCACGGTCAGGGGGGAATGGGTACAAAAGCGCATGACCTCTTTGTGTTGCCTTTGTGCAGAAAGCATCACGACGAGCTGCATGCGGATACCGTGGCATTTGAAGAGAAGTATGGCTCCCAGCTGGAGCTGATATTTCGTTTTATCGATTGTGCGCTGGCAATAGGCGTACTGGCGTAAGTGGAGAACGAGCATGAACCTTGAAGCCTTACCAAAATATTACTCCCCAAAATCTCCAAAATTGAGCGATGACGCACCGGCGACAGGCTCTGGTGGTTTAACAATTACGGATGTAATGGCTGCGCAGGGGATGGTGCAGTCGAAAGCACCGCTTGGGTTTGCCTTATTCCTGGCAAAAGTTGGTGTTCAGGATCCTCAGTTTGCGATTGAAGGTCTGCTCAATTACGCGATGGCACTGGATAACCCGACATTGAACAAATTGAGTGAAGAAACCCGGTTACAGATCATCCCTTACCTTGTGAATTTTGCCTTTGCTGATTATTCCAGGTCTGCGGCAAGTAAGGCTCGCTGTGAGCATTGTGCTGGTACTGGATTTCATAATGTATTGCGCGAAGTGGTGAAACACTCCAGAAGCGGGGAATCTGTTATCAAGGAAGAGTGGGTGAAGGAACTATGTCAGCATTGTCATGGTAAGGGAGAAGTCAGCACAGCGTGCAGAGGGTGCAAGGGGAAAGGTATTGTACTGGATGAAAAAAGAACCCGGCTTCATGGTGCGCCTGTTTATAAGATTTGTGGGCGTTGCAATGGAAACCGGTTTAGCCGTTTACCAACCACACTGGCGCGGCATCATGTCCAGAAGCTGGTACCGGATCTGACGGATTATCAGTGGTACAAAGGATATGCAGATGTCATTGATAAACTGGTTACAAAGTGCTGGCAGGAAGAAGCATATGCAGAGACACAATTGAGAAAAGTGACAAGATAAATGATTTTCGCCGAAGATGGCGACATGATGCTTGCATTTTTCAAAAAATATGGTTAGGATTCTCCTAACGATGGGCTTTGTATGTCTGCCGTTAACGAAATCATAACAAACCTCGCTTCGGCGGGGTTTTTGCTTTTCTGGAGGTCAATAATGCAGGGCGAAAAGCAGCAGCCATATTTTTTTAACCCTGGTATGACTGTTGAACAGCTTGAAGACTGGCTGGAGCAGCAAAAGCTTCATCTAAGCCGCTATAACCGTCTGGTAAAAGAAAAAGCAGAGCTTGAAGAACGGCTCAGTGATATTTCTGTGGAAATTGAACGAATGTCTGCTGGTGGTTTTAACGGAAAGTTGAGTTTCCCTTGGGAGTCAAGTTCGCTTCTGAGAAATCATCAACAGGGTAGTGTTTGACTGAAATAATAAACAGACTGTCATTAAGATCCCTTCCCCTCATATCTGAGAGGACCAACAGCAATTAAGAGGGGGCTAAATGTCCGATCCGATTTCCGGTACTGGGCTGGCTGGTGGTGCCCTGACGGGTGCCAGTGTTTATGGACTGCTGACCGGAACTGATTACGGCGTTGTATTTGGCGCATTTGCAGGGGCTGTATTCTACATAGCAACAGCAGCAGATCTGAGAGCATCGCGCCGACTGGCATATTTTATCGTGTCATATATTGCCGGGATCCTTTGCTCTGGGTTGGTTGGCTCCAAGCTGGCGAACTTGACCGGATACAGTGATAAACCTCTGGATGCTATTGGTGCCGTAATCGTCTCTGCTTTAGCCGTTAAAATCCTGACGTTCCTGAATAATCAGGATATCGGCTCGCTGGTGGCGCTCATAACGCGCCGGGGAGGTTCAGGTGGAGCTAAATGACCCGACAGCAACTATAAATGCGCTGTTATGTGCTTGTGTTGTTATTACTCTGATGTTTTATCGTCGTGGTGATTCGCGGCATCGTCCTTGGGTTTCACGTTTAGCCTGGCTGATTACTGTTACATACAGTGCTGTTCCATTGGCCTATCTCTGTGGGATTTATCCCCATTCCTCATGGCCCATTATCGTGGCGAATACTATTTTTCTTTCCGTGCTGGTGGCCGTCAGAGGCAACGTTGCACGTCTGGTTGATCATCTGAGGCACTAATGAACCAACAATTATTTCAAAAGGCGGCTGGTATTAGCGCCGGGCTGGCTGCGCGCTGGTTTCCGCACATTGATGCGGCGATGAAGGAATTCGGCATTACAGCACCAGCGGATCAGGCAATGTTTATCGCTCAGGCAGGCCATGAGTCGATGGGGTTTAGCGCCGTAGTTGAAAATCTTAACTACACACCATCTGCGCTTGTGGCGACGTTCGGAAAGAGGATCACACAGCAGCAGGCTGATGCCCTTGGCAGAACATCCGGACATGCAGCTCGTCAGGATGCTATTGCCAATCTGGTGTATAGCAACCGACTGGGTAACAAAGCACTAGGTGATGGCTGGAAATATCGTGGTAGAGGATTAATTCAAATCACTGGCCTCCATAATTATCGCATCTGTGGCGCGGCGCTGAAGTTAGATCTGGTGACTTCACCTGAACAACTGGAACAGGAACTACAGGCTGCGCGCTCAGCTGCATGGTTCTACACCTCTAAAGGTTGCATGATCTACGGTGCCGATATTAACCGTGTTACGCGCATCATTAACGGCGGTCTGAACGGTATTGAGGATCGTAAGGTCCGATACAACAAGGCGCGGGCGGCGCTGCTGGTATGAAGATGAGTTATTGGGCGCTCATTTTAACGTTTATTGCTTGTATTGCTGGTGGTCTTGTCTGGTCAGCTAATCATTATCACAATAAAGCCATTGAATACAAAAAACAGCGCGACGAAAACGCTATGGCATTAGATTCGGCTATGGCGACGATCTCTGATATGCAGAAGCGTCAACGTGACGTAGCAGAACTCGATGCCAGATATACAAAGGAGCTTGCTGATGCTAACGCGACTATCGAAAGTCTCCGTGCTGATGTTTCTGCTGGTCGTAAGCGCCTGCAAGTCGCCGCCACCTGTGCAAAGTCAACGACCGGAGCCAGCGGCATGGGCGATGGAGAAAGTCCAGGACTTACAGCAGATGCTGAACTCAATTATTACCGTCTCCGAAGTGGAATCGACAGGATAACCGCGCAGGTTAACTACCTGCAGGAGTACATCAGGACGCAATGCCTGAAATGAACAATCATAGCCTCGTAATAGCGAGGCTTTTTACTAACCGAGGGTAAATAATGTCATCTCCAATCATGAAGTATTTCGCTTATCAACACCTCCCCGCGCATCTGCAGGAAGTAAGTAAGCCAATCGGTGACCTTGCGACACTGATGGATGAATCACTGCCTGACAGTGCTGAAAAGTCAGCAGGTCTCCGCAAGCTGCTCGAAGCTAAAGATGCACTGGTGCGAGCAAAGCTGGGGTAAGTCATTACAAAGCCTATCTACGGGTTGGCTTGATAATGAAACCGTGATTTATTCTGGGTAACCAGTTACGGCAGTACAGCGAAACGACCCAAGCCAGTAAGTGGGGAAATAACACTGGCAGACACTGAAAGATGAACCTCCTGCCTTATGGCAAAAAAGATTCTTTGTGGTGGCGGACTGATGGAAAGACATCGGTTATTGCAGAGGCCATTCAATGAGTGGTCTCGACAATGGCTTATACCCTACACGGGATAACTTAACTGATATCCCTTTTAACGGATAAACGGAGCCAATAATGGCAGAGAATGTCGGCATTATGGCAGTGAAATTTGGATAAATCGGAGATTAGTACATATGCCGCCACGAACCCCGAAAGCCTGCCGTGTTCGCGGCTGCCGCCATACAACCACAGACCCTTCAGGCTACTGCGAAAGCCACAAAAGCGAAGGCTGGAAGCAATACAAACCTGGACAATCCCGTCATCAGCGCGGCTACGGTTCGAAGTGGGACAGTATCCGCGCGCGTGTCCTGAAGCGTGACAAAGGCCTGTGTCAGTTATGTCTGCGTGCTGGTGTGGTGCGTGAGGCGAAAACTGTTGACCACATCATCCCTAAAGCGCATGGCGGCACTGATGCCGACTGTAATCTGCAGAGTCTGTGCTGGCCGTGTCATAAGGCGAAGACGGCCCGTGAACGGCTTAAGTGATAATAATTCTCAACTGTCTGAGGGGAGGGGCGGGTCAAATCCCTGCAGCCTGACGTCTTCCGGACTGCCCGCCCCATCGTTTTTTTATACCCGCGAAAAATGAAATTTAACCAGGAGTGCCGCATATGGCTGGAACGGCGGGGCGTTCCGGGCGTCGCCCCAAGCCAACGGCGCGCAAGGCGCTGGCCGGAAACCCCGGCAAGCGAGCCCTGAACAAAGATGAACCTGTTTTTACGCCCATCAAAGGCGTTGAGCCACCGGAGTGGTTCGCAGAAGAAAATCTCCCTCTCGCCACGATCATGTGGCAACTGACAACCAAAGAACTCTGCGGTCAGGGCCTGCTGTGCGTGACTGACCTCGCGGTGCTTGAGCGGTGGTGCGTAGCCTATGAGTTCTGGCGACGTGCCGTGAAAAATATTGCCAGCCAGGGCAACACCATCACCGGTGCAATGGGCGGTATGGTCAAAAATCCGGAGCTGACCGCCAAGAAAGAACAGGAGTCCGAGATGAGCAGCACGGGGGCAATGCTCGGACTCGACCCCAGCAGCCGCCAGCGTCTGATTGGCCTGGCGGGGCAGAAGAAAGCCACTAACCCGTTTCTGAAAATTATCGAATCATGAGCCGGAAATCTTACCCCAACGTAAATGCAGCCAATCAGTATGCCCGTGATGTCGTGCGCGGAAAGATTGTGGCCTGCCAGTTTGTGATTCAGGCCTGCCAGCGCCATCTTGATGACCTGATGGCGGAAAAAAGTAAGTCGTTTCGTTACCGCTTCGACAAGGACCTGGCTGAACGGGCCGCGAAATTTATTCAGCTGTTGCCGCACACCAAGGGGGAGTGGGCATTCAAACGGATGCCCATCACGCTGGAGCCGTGGCAGCTCTTTGTGATCTGCTGTGCGTTTGGCTGGGTCAATAAAGGCACCCGGTTGCGCCGCTTCCGGGAGGTGTACACCGAAATCCCCCGTAAGAACGGCAAATCAGCAATCTCTGCCGGTGTTGCCCTGTATTGTTTTGCCTGTGATAACGAGTTTGGCGCGGAAGTGTATTCCGGTGCCACGACAGAGAAACAGGCGTGGGAAGTCTTTCGCCCGGCGCGACTGATGTGTAAACGCACCCCCATGCTGACGGAAGCGTTCGGGATTGAGGTTAACGCCTCAAACATGAACCGTCCGGAGGATGGCGCGCGGTTTGAACCGCTGATCGGCAACCCAGGTGATGGTTCATCACCCCACTGTGCCGTGGTTGATGAATATCACGAGCATGCCACCGATGCGCTTTATACCACAATGCTTACCGGGATGGGGGCGCGACGTCAGCCACTGATGTGGGCCATCACCACCGCCGGGTACAACATTGAGGGGCCGTGCTACGACAAGCGGCGGGAAGTCATCGAGATGCTCAACGGCTCGGTGCCTAACGATGAACTGTTCGGGATCATCTATACCGTTGATGAAGGTGACGACTGGACCGACCCGCAGGTGCTGGAAAAAGCCAATCCAAATATTGGCGTGTCGGTTTATCGCGAATTTTTGTTAAGTCAGCAGCAGCGTGCGAAAAATAACGCCCGTCTGGCAAACGTCTTTAAAACAAAACACCTCAATATCTGGGTGTCGGCGCGTTCGGCGTATTTCAACCTGGTGAGCTGGCAGAGCTGCGAGGATAAATCACTGACCCTTGAGCAGTTCGAGGGGCAGCCGTGCATTCTGGCCTTTGACCTGGCGCGTAAGCTGGATATGAACAGCATGGCGCGACTTTATACCCGCGAGATTGACGGTAAAACGCATTACTACAGTGTGGCCCCGCGCTTCTGGGTACCGTATGACACGGTGTACAGCGTCGAGAAAAATGAAGATAGACGGACAGCCGAACGCTTTCAGAAATGGGTGGAAATGGGCGTCCTGACCGTTACCGATGGTGCAGAGGTGGATTATCGCTACATCCTCGAGGAGGCCAAAGCGGCGAACAAAATCAGCCCGGTCAGTGAGTCACCCATCGACCCCTTCGGGGCGACCGGGCTGTCACATGACCTTGCTGATGAAGATCTGAATCCCGTCACTATCGTCCAGAACTTCGCCAATATGTCCGATCCGATGAAAGAGCTGGAAGCAGCGATTGAATCGGGACGCTTTCATCATGACGGCAATCCCATCATGACCTGGTGTATCGGCAACGTGGTCGGCAAAAACATGCCGGGTAACGATGATGTGGTGAAACCCGTCAAAGAGCAGGCGGAAAACAAAATTGACGGTGCAGTTGCGCTGATTATGGCGGTTGGCAGAGCCATGCTGTACGAGAAAGAAGACACGCTGTCTGATCACATTGAGTCCTACGGGATCCGCTCGCTTTAACTGAGGTAATTATGATCATGCTGATTCTCGCGCCTCTGGTGGGCGTGCTGGGGGTGCTTTTGCTGGCGTATGGTGCCTGGCTGATTTATCCCCCTGCGGGGTTTGTTGTTGCCGGGGCGTTGTGCCTGTTCTGGTCGTGGCTGGTGGCGCGATATCTCGACCGTACACAGATGTCTGTTGGTGGAGGTAAATAGTGTTCTTTTCGGGATTATTTCAACGAAAAAGTGACACACCGGTGACCACGCCAGCAGAGCTGGCGGATGCTATCGGGCTGTCATACGACACCTATACCGGAAAGCAGATCAGCAGCCAGCGGGCCATGCGACTGACGGCGGTTTTTTCCTGCGTCAGGGTGCTGGCAGAGTCGGTCGGGATGTTGCCCTGCAATCTGTATCACCTGAACGGCAGCCTGAAGCAGAGAGCCACTGGCGAACGTCTGCATAAGCTGATCTCCACGCATCCCAATGGCTATATGACGCCGCAGGAGTTCTGGGAGTTGGTGGTCACCTGTCTGTGCCTGCGGGGAAACTTTTACGCCTACAAAGTGAAAGCATTTGGCGAAGTGGCTGAACTGCTGCCCGTCGATCCCGGCTGTGTGGTACCGAAGCTTAACAGTAGCTGGGAGCCGATCTATCAGGTCACATTCCCGGATGGCTCCACGGATGTACTGAGCCAAGAGGATATCTGGCATGTGCGTACGCTGACGCTGGACGGACTGGTGGGGCTGAATCCCATCGCCTATGCCCGCGAGGCAATATCGCTGGCGGCAGCGACCGAAGAGCACGGGGCCAGACTGTTCAGCAATGGCGCGGTGACGTCGGGTGTTTTGCGTACAGAGCAGACGCTGTCGGATCAGGCTTATGAGCGCCTGAAGAAAGATTTTGAGGAGCGTCACACCGGGCTTGGCAATGCTCACCGCCCGATGATCCTTGAGATGGGGCTGGACTGGAAGTCGATGGCGTTGAACGCAGAGGACAGCCAGTTCCTGGAAACCCGCAAGTTTCAGCTTGAAGAAATTTGTCGTCTGTTCCGTGTGCCATTGCACATGGTGCAGAACACCGATCGCGCCACCTTCAACAATATCGAAGAGCTGGGGCTCGGATTTATCAACTATTCACTGGTGCCGTATCTGACCCGCATTGAGCAGCGGATCAACACCGGACTGGTACGAAAAAGTAAGCAGGGCGTTTATTACGCCAAATTTAACGCCGGGGCGTTACTGCGCGGGGATATGAAGTCCCGTTTTGAAGCCTACGCCACCGGGATTAACTGGGGAATTTACTCTCCCAATGACTGCCGCGACCTGGAAGATATGAATCCGCGTCCCGGTGGGGATGTCTATCTCACACCGATGAACATGACCACGAAACCCTCCGATGGCAGTAAAGCCGGTAAGCAGAAGGATAACGCCAATGCAGACGAAACAACGTCTTGATGTACCGCTGAGTCTGAAATCTGTCAGTGACTCCGGTGAGTTTGAAGGGTATGGCTCCGTCTTTGGTGTAAAGGACAGCCACGATGATGTGGTGATGTCCGGGGCATTTGCTGCTTCCCTGCGGGCGTGGAGTGACAGAAAAGCGTTACCTGCGCTGCTCTGGCAGCACCGCATGGATGAACCCATCGGTGTTTACACCGAAATGAAGGAAGACGATGTCGGGCTTTACGTCAGGGGGCGGTTGCTCATTGATGATGATCCCCTCGCAAAACGCGCACATGCACACATGAAGGCCGGTTCGTTAACCGGCCTTTCTATTGGGTACGTCCTGAAAGACTGGGAATACGACCGGAGCAAAGAAGCCTTTCTGTTGAAAGAAATCGACCTCTGGGAAGTCAGTCTGGTGACGTTTCCGTCTAACGACGAGGCGCGGATCAGCGACGTCAAGAACGCGCTGGCCCGCGGGGAAATCCCCGAACAGAAAAAAATCGAAAGAGTCCTGCGTGATGTCGGACTCTCCCGTACCCAGGCCAAAGCATTCATGGCCGGGGGCTATGGCGCACTGTCCCTGCGCGACGCTGAGGATGTGGGCTCTGCACTGAATGCACTGAAAAATCTGAACTTCTAATCAGGAGAAATATGATGGCGGTTGATATTAAAGATGTCGAACAGGTCGCGCAGGAGCTGCAGCAGAAGTTTGACGACTTCAAAGCAAAGAACGACAAGCGCGTGGATGCGATTGAGCAGGAAAAAGGCAAGCTTGCCGGGCAGGTGGAAACCCTGAACGGAAAACTCAGCGAGCTGGAAAATCTCAAAAGCGACCTTGAAAAAGAGCTGCTTGAGCTGAAACGTCCGGCAGGTGGAGCGCAAAATAAACTGGCCACCGAGCATAAAGAGGCGTTTGTGGGCTTTCTACGTAAAGGCCGTGAAGACGGTCTGCGCGATCTGGAGCGTAAGGCATTGCAGGTGGGTACCGATGAAGACGGTGGCTACGCCGTGCCGGAAGAACTGGATCGCAACATTCTTAACCTGCTGAAAGATGAAGTGGTGATGCGTCAGGAAGCCACGGTGATCACCGTTGGCGGTTCCGACTACAAAAAACTGGTGAATCTGGGCGGTACGGCTTCCGGATGGGTGGGGGAAACGGATACGCGATCCCAGACTGCCACCTCCAGACTGGAGCTGATTGAACCTCTCATGGGGGAAATCTACGGCAACCCGCAGGCTACCCAGAAAATGCTGGACGATGCCTTCTTCAACGTGGAGGCCTGGATTAACAGCGAGCTGGCAACCGAATTTGCCGAACAGGAAGAAATTGCCTTTACCTCAGGCGATGGCACCAAGAAGCCGAAAGGGTTCCTGGCGTATGAATCCACTGATGAAACCGACAAGGTCCGGGCGTTCGGCAAACTTCAGCATATTGTATCCGGCGAAGCGACCGCGGTGACCGCAGACGCCATTATCAAACTGATTTACACGCTGCGTAAGGCACACCGCACTGGCGCGAAGTTCATGATGAACAACAACAGCCTGTTTGCCATCCGTCTGCTGAAAGACACCGAGGGTAACTATCTGTGGCGTCCGGGGCTGGAACTGGGGCAGCCGTCCTCTCTGGCGGGTTACGGTATCGCTGAAAACGAACAGATGCCGGATATCGCCGCTGATGCGAAAGCCATTGCATTTGGTAACTTCAAACGGGGTTACACCATCGTTGACCGTATCGGCACCCGCATTCTGCGTGACCCGTACACCAATAAACCGTTTGTCGGTTTTTATACCACCAAGCGCACCGGCGGGATGCTGGTCGATTCGCAGGCCATCAAACTGCTGAAGATTGCAGCGGCGTAATCACTCAGGGGCGCGGAACCGCGCCCCCTGTTCTGACGGGTGAAGAATCATGATCCTGAAACAAGATCTGAAATGGTCACCGGACGGTATGCGTGTTGAGGTCATTCGGGCCGGTGAGTATGACGACGGGGCGCTTCCTGCCCGGGTGCAGGAGATTGCACTTCAGGCCGGGTTAGCAGAGCGCGGAATCAGTGCAAAAAGCAGTAAAGCGGCAAAAGAGAAAAAAGCCACGACCAGTAAAGAGGGCTGAGTATGCTTCTGACAATGGAAGAGATTAAAGCCCAACTCCGGCTGGATGAGGATTTCGATGCTGATGACCGCCATCTGCAACTGCTGGCCTGTGCGGCGCAAAAGCGGACGGAAACGTATCTGAACCGGAAGCTCTATGCACCGGATGAAACCATTCCGGACAGCGATCCGGACGGGCTGCACCTGCCGGATGATATTCGTCTGGGGATGCTGATGCTTATCAGCCATTTCTACGAAAACCGCTCAACGGTTACAGACGTTGAGAAAATGGAGTTGCCAATGAGTTTTAACTGGTTGGTTGCTCCTTATCGCCTTATACCACTATGAAAATTCGTCAGGCGCAGACCAGCGCAACCTACATTCTGCCGGACCCCGGCGAACTGAATAAACGCGTCCTGATCCGCCAGCGGGTGGATATGCCCGCGGATAACTTTGGCGTGGAGCCTCTATACCCGGTTGCGTTCCGGGCATGGGCGAAGGTTATCCAGACCAGTGCCACCACCTGGCAGGAAACCGCGCAGACCGGAGATGCCATCACCCATTACATCACCATTCGCTACCGCCGGGGGATCACTGCTGATTATGAGGTGGTCTGTGATGACAGTGTGTACCGGGTGAAACGTCAGCGCGATCTGAACGGGGCGCGGCGCTTTCTGCTACTGGAGTGTACGGAACTGGGCGAATTTACGCAGAGTCACGGAGGCAGCAATGGCGACTCCCTTTTTTCACGTTGATGTTCAGCAGCCCGCGGAGATGCGCTTTAACCGCGCCCGTGTCCGGCGGGCGTTTGTCACGATTGGGCAGCGTCATATGCGTGATGCCCGTCGGCTGGTGATGCGCCGTGCGCGGTCGGCACCGGGTGAAAACCCCGGTTATCAGACCGGACGCCTGGCTCGTTCGATTGGTTACATGGTGCCGAGAGCCAGTAAAAAGCGAGCCGGTTTTATGACACGCATTGCCCCTAACCAGCGCAACGGGAAGGGGAACCGGATGATCTCTGGTGACTTCTATCCGGCGTTTCTGTTTTTTGGTGTCCGGGGAGGAGCAAAACGTCGTCGCAGTCATCATCGTGGTGCGTCCGGTGGCAGCGGCTGGCGGCTGGCTCCACGTAATAACTTTATGGTGGAAACTCTTGAAAAGAACCGCAGCTGGACACGCTATTTTCTGGCGCGGGAATTGCGTAAATCACTGAAGCCGGAGCGACGACACAGATGAAACTGACGCCTGTTATTGCTGCGCTGCGTGCCCGCTGTCCGTATTTTGAAAACCGGGTGGCAGGCGCGGCCCAGTTCAAAAATCTGCCGGAGGTCGGAAAGCTGAAGCTCCCGGCGGCATATGTGGTACCGGGTGATGACTCTCCGGGAGAAAACAAAAGCCAGACCGACTACTGGCAGGAGCTGAAAGAGGGCTTCTCCGTGGTTGTCATACTGAGTAACGGGCGTGATGAGCGCGGTCAGTTTGCCTCGTATGATGTGGTGGACGATGTCCGGCAGATGCTCTTTAAGGCTCTGCTGGGCTGGAACCCGGAAGCGTGTGGTAACCCGATTACCTATGACGGCGGCACGCTGCTGGATCTGAATCGTCATGAGCTGATTTATCAGTTCGATTTTTCGGTCATCAGCGAGCTGACCGAAGACGATACCCGCCAGCAGGATGACCTGAACAGTCTGGATGAACTGCGAACGCTGGCGATTGATGTTGATTATCTCGATCCCGGTAACGGGCCTGACGGCGATATCGAACATCACACCGAAATAACCCTTCCTTCCTGAGAATCTTCATGTTTGTGAAACCTGTTAAAGGGCGGTCAGTGCCTGACCCTGCCCGCGGTGACCTTTTGCCCACCGAAGGGCGAAATGTTGACGAGAACAACTACTGGCTGCGCCGTGAAGCAGCGGGTGATATCCGGCGCGTGAATAAAAAGGTGAACACCGATGACGATAAGCTTTAACACCATTCCGTCGAATACGCTGGTTCCGCTGTTTTATGCGGAAATGGATAACCAGGCGGCGAATACTGCACAGGACAGCGGGGCATCGTTGCTGATTGGTCACGCCAATAACGGTGCAGAGATTATTGCCAACAGTCTGGTGCTGATGCCGTCGGCAGACTATGCACGCCAGATTTGTGGTGCGGGAAGTCAGCTGGCGCGTATGGTCGAGGCTTATCGCCAGACCGACCCGTTTGGCGAGCTGTATGTGATTGCCGTTCCTGAATCCACAGGCGCGGCGGCAACAGTTACGCTGACGGTGACCGGGGCAGCAACCGAAACCGGCACGGTGAATGTTTATGTGGGACGTACCCGCGTGCAGGCACCGGTGACCAACGGCGATAACGTCGCGACGATTGCCAGCAGTATCCAGGATGCCATCAATGCCGTTCCGGCCCTGCCGTTTACGGCCTCATCTTCGGCTGGTGTGGTTACATTGACCGCTCGCCATAAGGGGCTTTGCGGGAATGAAATTCCTGTCAGCCTCAATTACTACGGCTTCGGTGGGGGCGAAGTGCTGCCAGCGGGCGTACAGATTGCCGTGGCGACGGGGACCGCCGGAACGGGCGCTCCGGTTCTCACCGGCGCGGTGGCTGCAATGGCGGATGAGCCGTTTGATTATATTGGTCTGCCGTTCAACGACACGGCCTCCGTTAACACGCTGGTGACCGAGATGAACGATACCAGCGGTCGCTGGAGCTATGCGCGTCAGCTGTATGGTCATGTGTATACGGCAAAGACCGGCACACTGTCAGAACTGGTGAACGCAGGTGACCAGTTTAACCAGCAGCACATCACCCTGGCGGGGTACGAAAAAGAGACCCAGACGCCAGCCGACGAGCTGGCGGCAAGCCGTACCGCCCGCGCAGCTGTGTTTATTCGCAACGATCCGGCACGTCCCACGCAGACCGGTGAGCTGGTGGGTATGCTGCCTGCGCCGAAGGGGAAACGGTTCACGATGACCGAACAACAGACCCTGCTGTCTCATGGTGTGGCAACGGCGTATGTCGAAAGCGGGGTGCTGCGCATTCAGCGTGATGTCACCACGTACAGGAAAAACGCTTACGGTGTTGCGGATAACAGCTACCTCGACAGCGAGACGCTGCATACCAGCGCGTATGTGCTGCGCAAACTGAAATCCGTCATTACCAGTAAGTACGGGCGTCACAAGCTTGCCAGCGACGGTACCCGCTTTGGTTCCGGTCAGGCGATTGTCACACCGGCGGTGATCAAAGGGGAACTGCTGGCAACCTACCGTCAGCTTGAGCGTGCGGGGATCGTGGAAAACTACGAACTGTTTAAGCAGTACCTGGTTGTGGAGCGTGATGCCAGCGATCCGAACCGCCTGAACACGCTGTTCCCGCCTGACTATGTTAACCAGTTGCGTGTCTTTGCCGTGGTTAACCAGTTCCGTCTTCAGTATTCAGAGGAGTCTGCATAATGGCCCGTATCGGGGGAACCTGTTATTTCAAAATTGACGGTCAACAGCTATCGCTGACCGGCGGCATTGAGGTGCCCATGAACAGGACGGTCAATGATGACATCATCGGCCTGGACGGTTCAGTGGACCGCAAGGAAACTCACCGTGCGCCTTATGTCAAAGGGACTTTCAAGGTGCCGAAGAATTTTCCGGTGAACAAAATCACCTCGTCTGATGAGATGACTATCACTGCCGAGCTGGCGAACGGTCAGGTCTATGTACTGTCGTCTGCCTGGCTGCACGGCGAAGCGAACCATAATGCCGAAGAAGGCACGGTTGATCTTGAGTTCCACGGTGAAGAAGGGGATTACCAGTAATGAAAGAGCTTGAGTTAAAGAAACCGATTACTGCTCATGGCGAGACACTCTCCGTACTGGAGTTTGATGAGCCCACCGGGAAGGATGTCCGCGAGCTGGGGTATCCCTACCAGATGAATCAGGATGAGTCCGTCAGACTTCTGGCTCATGTGGTGTCGAAATACATTGTGCGGCTGGCGAAAGTGCCGCAAAGCTCTGTCGACCAGATGTCTCCGGCAGACCTGAATGCAGCGGCGTGGCTTGTGGCTGGTTTTTTCCTCCAGGCCTGACGGCTGAATACCTCACTGATCGCTTCTTTGACTGCGCCAGCTACTGGCGCATTAATCCCTTCGAATTGCTGAGTATGCCGATCAGTGAAATTCCCTTGCTGGTCAGTCAGGCAAACAGGATAGAGCAGGAGAAACGCACACATGGCTGAATTTGAGCTTAAGGCGTTGATCACCGGTGTCGACAGGCTTTCTCCCGCGCTGTCGAAAATGCAAAAGAAAATCCGGGGATTTAAACGCCAGGCGGAAGAAGCGTCACAGGGTGGGCTGGCGCTTGGTGGCGGACTGGCTGCGGGTCTGACGCTTTCCCTGAAATCTTATGCCGATCAGGAAAACGCCGCCACCGGGCTGAAAGTCGCCATGATGGATGCGAACGGCGAGGTTGGAAAGCGCTTTCAGGACATCAATAAACTGGCTATTGGCCTGGGTAACCAGCTACCCGGTACAACGGCTGATTTCCAGAACATGATGCAGATGCTGGTGCGTCAGGGGATCCCGGCAGAAAACATTCTGGGTGGTGTGGGTAAAGCGACAGCTTATCTTGCGGTACAACTGAAAAAAACACCGGAAGCGGCTGCTGAGTTTGCTGCAAAGATGCAGGATGCTACCGGAACGGCGTCAGAAGACATGATGGGGCTGTTCGACACTATCCAGAAGGCGTTTTATCTGGGCGTTGACGATACCAACATGTTGTCCTTCTTCACTAAAACCAGTTCTGTTCTGAAGATGGTGAACAAGGATGGTCTTCAGGCTGCACAGAGCCTTGCCCCCATCAGCGTCATGATGGATCAGATGGGGATGAACGGGGAGTCGGCAGGTAATGCCCTGCGAAAAGTTATCCAGTCCGGATTAAGCGTTAAGAAAATCAGGGACGTTAATAAAATCATGGCCCGCCAGAAACTCGGGGTACAGCTCGATTTTACTGACGGCAAAGGGAGTTTTGGCGGTCTTGATAACATGTTCAGGCAACTGGCAAAGCTGCGAAAACTGACCGACGTTAAGCGAACAGGTGTACTTAAGGCAATATTTGGTGATGATGCCGAAACTCTTCAGGTGGTCAATGCACTAATCGATAAAGGAAAGGATGGCTACGATCAGATCCAGCAGAAGATGAATAAACAGGCCAGCCTGAATAAACGTGTTCAGGCACAGCTTGGTACGCTGTCCAACCTGTGGGAGGCAATGACAGGGACCGCAACTAACGGCCTTGCGGCTATTGGCGGCGCATTTTCTGGTGACGCTAAAAATATCACACAATGGCTGGGGGAGTTGGGGGAGAAATTCACGAAGTTTGCGGATGAAAATCCCCGGGTTATTCGCGGCGTCGTCGGGCTTGCTGCCGGTCTTGCGATTCTGAAACTGGGATTGATGGGCGTTGGCGGTGCCATCAGTATTGTCAGCAGGATCATGTCGATGACGCCGATTGGCATGATTGCGACGGCGATAGCCCTGGCTGCGGGATTAATTATCACTAACTGGGATGTTGTCGGACCTTATTTCAAGAAGCTCTGGGAAACCATTGGTCCTTATTTTGAGGCTGGCTGGGAACTTCTGAAGAAGGTTTTTGCCTGGTCGCCGCTGGGGATGGTAATCAATAACTGGGGACCGGTTGTTAAGTGGTTTCAGGATATGTGGGACAAGCTGAAGCCAATTATTGAGTGGTTTACCGACAGTTCCGGTGACACGGTCGATGCCATTAACTCTGCGCAGTGGGGCGCGGGTGCTTATGATGCTTATGGGACGGGAATACCGGCACGGGGATACACACCTTATCCGGCGGTGGATCCGGCTCAGTCAAACAACGCCTCCGATGCCACAGGCCAGAATCCCTTCATGATTAACAAAGCTTCTGCGCCAAAAGTTGATGGTGAGATCAAGGTCTCTTTTGTGAATTCGCCTCCGGGTATGCGGGTTATGGAAACGCGATCCAGCGGTTTTGATGTCAGCCATGATGTTGGCTATACGCGGTTCAGGTAGTGTACAAAATGATTAATGTGTTTTTGTCTGGCATAATTTGGGTTTTCAGCTTTAAGTAGTTAATATAATCATTCCTTACAAATGATTGAAGGGATGATTATGCGTATCTTTGTTTTTTTTATATCTGCACTTTTATCTTTTAACTTGGCTGCGGAAGAGTGTAAGTTCAGCTTTAATGAGTCAGAATTAATCTCTTCTATAGGTATTGCACCAGTTAAGCAAGAGATAATAAAGGATGAAGGAATAACTAAGCGGCAATATGAATTCAGAAGAGAATTATCTTCTGAAGAAATGCTTAGTGATGACGCTGATGAAAAATATGAGCCGCAGTTTTATATATCTGTTTATAATCCATCATGCCCACAAAAGGTTATTGTTTGGTTTTTCAAAGACAATAAAAACACAATGGATTTAAGTAATGAGGTCCTTGCTGGTAGAGCATTCAAGTATTTAACTGGTGTTAATGAAAGTATTTTTGAAAATAAAATGAAAAAGTTTTTAAAGGTACAGTCATTTGAATCTTTTGATGAAAGGACAGATTCTAAATTTATAAAGAGTGGTAATATTTATTCCATTGATGTTCAACTCAGATAGTAATTAAAAATATTAGGTTCCCGCCACATCTTCTGCGATGTAAATAACTAACAAAGCAGATTTGGCGGGTTTTTTGTATCCGGAGTTTATATGACGTGGAAAGACAGGCTTCAGGATGCGTCATTTCGCGGCGTACCGTTTAAGGTTGAAGAAGAAAGTGCGGGAACCGGTCGCCGTGTGGAAACACACGAATATCCGAACCGCGACAAGCCCTATACCGAAGATCTGGGAAAAGTCACTTTCCGCCCGTCCATCACAGCTTATGTGGTGGGAGATGACTGCTTTGACCAGCGCGATCGCCTGATTGAAGCGCTGAATAAACCCGGTCCCGGCACGCTTGTCCACCCGACATATGGTGAGCTGAAAGTCTGTGTTGACGGGGAAGTTCGGGTCAGCACATCGAAAAGTGAAGGGCGTATTGTCCGCTTTGACCTGAAGTTTGTCGAAGCAGGAGAACTCTCTTACCCCACATCAGGTGCGGCGACGGCGCAGACGCTGATGTCATCCTGTTCTGCACTGGATGACTGCATCAGTGACAGCTTCAGCGGTTTCAGTATCGATGGTGTGGCGGATTTCGTGCAGAACGACGTTATCGGTAATGCCAGCATAATGCTGGGGTATGTTTCTGATGCGATGAAAGTGGTGGATTCTGCCGTATCGGATGCCGCCAGGCTGTTGCAGGGGGATATCTCGGTACTTCTGCCGCCGCCATCGTCAGGCAAAAATTTCGTTGAGCAGGTGCAGAAAATGTGGCGTACCGGGAAACGCCTTTATGGTAACACCAGCGACCTGGTCACCATGATCAAAACGCTTTCCGGTGTCAGCCTCGGCAGCGATCTGCAACCGCGCGGCGTCTGGAAAACGGACAGTAAAACCACCGCCACGGCGACGCAGCAGCGTAACGTGGTTGCCAGCACCCTTCGTACGACCGCAATCAGCGAAGCGGCGTATGCCGTCACCCGATTGCCTGCGCCAACAACTTCCGCGGTGATGCAGAATTCCGCAGTGGGGCAGGCAACAACACCCGCGCAGAGCACTGGCTGGCCTTCCGTCACGCATCCGGCACTGAACAATGCACCGGCGGTGAAAAACACGGTTGACCTGCCGACGTGGGAAGAACTGACTGACATTCGCGACACACTGAATACGGCAATTGATAAGGAGTTGTCCCGTACAACCAGCGATGCGCTGTTTCTGGCGCTGCGCCGGGTGAAAGCAGATCTGAATGCGGATATCAACACGCGCCTTGAACAGTCTGTACGGATCATTCAGCGCACACCGGATGAGGTTTTACCCGCGCTGGTGCTGGCGGCGACCTGGTTTGATAACGCGGCGCGTGACGCGGACATTATCCGGCGTAATGCCATTACGCATCCCGGCTTTGTGCCGGTGATCCCTCTGAAGGTGCCAGTGCAATGAACGACAATGTCACGCTACGGGTAAATGGCCGGGAGTGGAATGGCTGGACATCGGTGCGCATCGGTGCCGGTATTGAACGGCTGGCGCGGGATTTCAGTGTGGAGATCACCCGCCAGTGGCCGGGAGATGAGGGTATCACCACGCTTCAGCCGCGCATTAAAAACGGTTCAAAAGTGGAAGTGCTGATTGGTGATGAGCTGGTGATCACCGGCTGGGTGGAGGCGACGCCCGTTCGTTACGATTCCCGTTCGGTCAGCACCGGTATTGCCGGACGTAGTCTGACGGCTGACCTGATTGACTGTGCAGCCGAACCGACACAGTTTAACGGACGCTCGCTGGTGCAGATTGCGCAGGCGCTTGCTGCGCCTTTCGGCATTGAGGTGGTGAACAGCGGTGCGCCGTCGGGTGTTATTCCTGATGTTCAGCCTGATCACGGTGAAACGGTGATTGAGGTAATCAACAAAATACTCGGTCAGCAGCAGGCACTGGCTTACGACGACCCGCACGGCAGGCTGGTGATTGGCGGTATTGGCTCAACGCGGGCACATACTGCGCTGGTACTCGGGGAAAACATCCTTTCCTGCGATACGGAGAAGAGTATCCGGGAGCGGTTTTCTGTTTACCAGGTGGCGGGGCAGCGTGCCGGAAACGACGATGATTTCGGTGAGGCCACCACCACCGCGCTGCGGGCCCGCACAGAGGACGCATTTATTGCCCGTTACCGTCCGATGTATATCAGGCAGACAGGGCAGGCTACGGGGGCAGGCTGTATTGCCCGTGCGGACTTTGAAGCCAGACAACGGGCGGCGCGGACGGATGAAACCACCTATGTGGTGCAGGGCTGGCGACAGGGTAACGGTACGCTGTGGCAGCCCAACCAGCGGGTGATTGTCTTTGATCCGGTCTGTGGTTTCGACAATACCGAACTGCTTGTTTCGGAAGTCACGTTTACTCAAGACCAGAACGGCACCCTGACGGAAATCCGTGTCGGCCCGCCTGATGCTTATCTGCCTGAACCCGAAGCCCCCGGCGCGCGGAAAAAGAAAAAAGCCAGAGTACAGGAGGACCCGTTCTGATGAGGACGATTGAAGCCATGCAGCGACAACTCCTCGGCCTGATTGGGCGGGCCGTGGTGAAAAGCATCAGTGCCGCCACGAAATGTCAGACCGTGGATGTGTCCCTGATTGCCGGTGAACCCAAAGCCGGGGTTGAACATCTTGAACCCTACGGTTTTACCGCAAGGGCAAACAGCGGTGCGGAAGCGGTGGTGTTGTTTCCGGATGGCGACCGTTCTCATGCGGTGGTTGTTACGGTGTCGGACCGGCGCTACCGCCTGAAAGGGCTGCAGACGGGTGAGGTGGCTGTCTATGACGATCAGGGGCAGTCCGTGACGCTGACCCGGGAGGGGATCGTGGTGGACGGTGCAGGTAAAACGATCACGTTTCGCAATGCACCTGAAGCACGTTTTGAAATGGACCTGGAAGTGACAGGACAGGTGAAAGACCTGTGCGACTCCGGCGGCACCACCATGTCAGCGATGCGGCTTGCCTATAACGGGCATCGTCACAGAGAGAACGGTCAGGGCAGTAACACCGACAAACCTGATAAAGCGATGGAGGCATGATGGAACTGTGGCTGACGGTGAACGGTAAACGCACCTGCGCCAGCGCACCGCTGGATCCGCTGACCCGCGCCGTGGTGATTTCCCTGTTTACCTGGCGGCGGGCGGAGCCTGATGACAACGCCGACGTCCCGATGGGATGGTGGGGGGATACCTGGCCTGCGGTACAGAATGACCGTTACGGCTCCCGACTGTGGCTGCTTCAGCGCAGCAAACTGACCAATCAGCTGGTGCAGACGGTAAGGGGGTATATCCGCGAATGCCTGCAATGGATGATTGATGACGGCGTGGTGTCCCGTATTGATCTGGATATCCGCCGCACCGGGATTAATGAACTGGGTAACAGTATCACTCTCTGGCGTCGTGACGGACCGGTAATGATTTCTTTTGATGATCTGTGGAGTGCGATAACGCATGGCGGACAGTGAATTTCAGCGCCCGACGCTGGCAGAAAATATCAGTATGCTCCGTAACGATTTATTCGCCAGGCTGGACGTCAGCGACACGCTCCGGCGCATGGATGAAGACGTGCGGGCAAAGGTGTATGCGGCGGCGCTGCATACGGTTTACGGGTACATCGATTATCTGGCAATGAACATGCTGCCTGACTTGTGCGATGAGTCCTGGCTGGCGCGACATGCTGCGATGAAACGGTGTCCGCGCAAGGGGGCCACGGCTGCCAGCGGGTATATGCGCTGGGAAGGTGTCAGCGATGGCCTGAAGGTGACCGCCGGGAGTGTTATTCAGCGCGATGACCTGGTGCAGTACACGGCAACTGCCGATGCAACCAGCTCCGGTGGTGTCCTGCGCGTGCCGATCGCCTGCTCAAGTGCAGGCGCGGTCGGTAACGCTGACGACGGTACGTCATTAATCCTGGTCACGCCGGTGAATGGTCTGCCGTCTTCCGGCGTGGCAGATACACTGACAGGTGGATTTGATACTGAAGAGCTGGAAATGTGGCGCGCCCGCGTCATTGAGCGGTATTACTGGACGCCTCAGGGCGGGGCTGACGGGGACTATGTCGTCTGGGCTAAAGAAGTGCCCGGCATTACCCGCGCATGGACATACCGACACTGGATGGGAACGGGAACTGTCGGTGTGATGATTGCCAGCAGTGACCTGATTAATCCCATTCCGGAAGAATCAACGGAAACGGCAGCAAGACAACATATCGGGCCACTGGCCCCGGTGGCAGGCTCTGATTTGTATGTATTCAGGCCGGTGGCACATACGGTGGATTTTCATATCCGCGTGACGCCGGACACACCAGAAATACGGGCTGCCATTACCGCGGAGTTGCGTTCGTTCCTGCTGCGTGATGGTTATCCGCAGGGAGAGCTGAAGGTGTCGCGTATCAGTGAAGCGATTTCCGGTGCGAACGGGGAATACAGCCATCAGTTGCTTGCACCGGCAGACAATATCTCCATTGCGAAAAACGAACTGGCGGTTCTGGGGACGATTTCATGGACGTGACAAACGATGATTACATCCGTCTGTTGTCAGCACTGTTGCCGCCCGGTCCGGCGTGGTCAGCCAGCGATCCGGCGATTGCCGGTGCAGCACCATCATTAACCCGTGTTCATCAGCGTGCGGATGCCCTGATGCGGGAGCTGGATCCGCGCACCACCACCGAACTGATAAACCGCTGGGAGCGTCTGTGCGGTCTGCCGGATGAATGTATTCCGGCGGGAACGCAGACCCTTCGCCAGCGTCAGCAACGGCTGGATGCGAAGGTTAACCTGGCGGGCGGCATCAACGAGGATTTTTATCTTGCACAGCTTGCTGCCCTGGGCAGACCAGATGCCACCATCACGCGATACGACAAAAGCACCTTCACCTGCTCATCGGCCTGTACTGACGCGGTGAATGCGCCGGAATGGCGGTATTACTGGCAGGTCAACATGCCAGCTGCCACCAACACCACCTGGATGACATGTGGCGATCCCTGTGATTCCGCACTGCGTATCTGGGGCGACACCGTTGTCGAGTGTGTGCTTAACAAACTCTGCCCTTCGCATACCTACGTAATTTTTAAATATCCGGAGTAATCCATGCATCGTATAGACACGAAAACCGCGCAGAAGGATAAGTTCGGCGCGGGTAAGAACGGTTTTACCCGTGGTAACCCCCAGACCGGCACACCTGCCACCGATCTGGATGATGACTACTTTGACATGTTGCAGGAAGAACTTTGTAGCGTGGTGGAGGCCTCCGGTGCCAGCCTGGAGAAGGAGCGGCACGACCAGTTGCTTACCGCGCTTCGTGCGCTGCTGTTAAGCCGCAAGAATCCGTTTGGTGATATCAAATCGGACGGCACAGTACCAACGGCTCTCGAAAACCTTGGATTTACAGACCCGGATGACGGGGATTCCCTGGTAGCAGTTAAACAGGACCTGGAGAATGCTGTTATCCGAAATCAGCACGACAAAAACGCAGAGATTATTAGTGTGAGGGATTTTGGGGCTATCGGTGACGGTATTGCTGACGACACTGCGGCGATACAGCGGGCAATTGACTCGGTTCCGGCAGGATCGCGACTGGGATTCTGGAGAGGAAAGTATTTGTTCGACACTGTAACGTTGTCAAAACCCATTGTTCTGGTGGGAGATGCAGACCTGGTTCACAACGGATTCGTTATAAAATCAAGTAATATAACATCGTTATTAACGGGCATGCAGACCTGTCGTGAATACCATCATTCAGCCAGGGCGTTTTCGTGTAATGCCCACCAGGACTTATCTGACTACAAAAATATAAAAATCCTGTTCAACAAGTTTGCGGGTTTTTTCTACGCAACTGATATAACAGCCAGGGATTACGATGCGATGTCTGACAATCCGGATAATCGAGTTGTCAGTGATACCCTGATACTTGGTTGTACGTCAGTAGCCCCTGAGGGTGTAAACGCCGGGCACTTTCAGCATATAGGGGTAACCAACGCAAAGTGCGTCGGCAATTCAACGCACGGAGGGAAAAACGCGACCTCATACAATTTTATCAACGGGAACGGATATCTGATTGTTCAGGGTAATTACGATTACGGAAATACTTATGGCTCCTGTGAGGTTGAAAACGATTCCAGTAATACAGTAATTTCCGGGAACGCATTCAGGGGCAAAATCTGGATTGATGACAGCAGCAACGTCACTGTCAGCGGAAACACCGTTGACGACGAAATTTTGATTACGTCCCAGACTGACGATGTGCGAAACGTTCTGGTTGCAGGGAATACGGCCAAACGAATAGTCGTTCAGCAATTTGGAGACGAACCTGTCGGCTGGGCATACGATTGTCATATACAGGGAAATCTGACAACGGGTAATCCGGAATACGAACACGATATTCTGTTGTCGTCACTGATTAGCGGAACAGTGGAAAATAATCGCCTGAACGGAGAATCGAAATATTCTATTGGTATTATACGTCATCACAATACGGACCTGATAATACGTAACAATACCGGGAAACGAGAAGCCATTATTTCTGGTAGTGGCGGAAGAATAATCGATTACGCAAATATAGGTTTTAATGTATTTACTCAGTCAGACAGTCGACACGTTTCCACACTATTGACCCCGGTGTCGGATTATCTTGATTTACCAGGAAAATACTTGCACGGAACTAAATACGCCGGACAACTGATACCAGGCGGGAATACTGTTATTTCGCTATCAGTACCAGATGTAAAAAACTTAGTTTTCAGGGGGATATCGCTGTGGGTGCTAATCCGTGACCCTGCAAATAACAATATGTCCAGCTACAGAATTGATGGATTTTTCAGGGTTGTAGGTTCATCCGTGTCAATAAGTTTTGGAGCTCCTTATTCAGTTCTGGGAGTCGATTCCGGATTTGTGACCGTTGCGAACCAGGGAAGCACAACAACAGCTATCATGCTGAGCATAACGAATACCCACGAAACGAAAAATCTGCAAGTTACGCTGCTGCCAGCAGTTACCAGCAGATTTGGGCTGGACGATTAAAAATCTGACAAATTGACGCGCAATTCTGGGCGGAGAGCGCACAACCTGACAGCCCAGAATTGCGTGTTAATTTGCCCAGAAAAAAACGCAAAGTTACAACTGCTCGCGCACAGGGACGAACTGGAGGTCGCTGTCCAGAACAATGGGCGCAGGCTGGACGACTAATTGCATCAGGAGTTTCTCGCCAGAAGGTAGCGATCATCTATGATGTTGGCGTATCGACTTTGTATAAGAAGTTTCCGGTCGGAGATAAATGAAACCGTAGCACGTCGTATGCAAGAACGTGCCACGGCTGGCTGGTTAACTTTCGATAGTGCGAGTATTGAATGATTTCCAGCCGTTACCGATTTTACGTGTTAATTAGTGAACAAACCACTCATCAGCAGATTCCCAGGTATCTTTCAGAGTCTCCTGAACAAAAGTTTTTGCAGAATCCTTATCTGCGGTGCGTGTAACAGAAAGGCCATCGTTGCTGGTGGCTTTTACGATCACCTCTACATCGTCATAACGTTTACTGATGCGTCGGGTTAATTCTTCCTTTAACGCATCCACAGCACCGGTTGGCATTTTAGTCATTTTTTCTTTGGCTATGCAGATTTCAATACGCATAAAAGTCCCTCTATACTGTGTTTGTATACAGTATTATTTTTAACTGTATGGATAAACAGTG